TGTAGAGATAGCTAAACTTGGTGGTGTATTAACAGGTATGCAGCAAAGCCAGAATGCTATGCTTAATGCTCTTAATGCTCTTACCCAGTCCTTGAATGGAGCTAAGTAAGGATAAGGGGGTTTGTTAACCCCCTTTGAACTGCTCTATTAAATCATGCAGATTGCCTTTTTTCTCATCCGCTAATTTATTTGTACTTTGTAATAGATCGGCTTGTGCTTTGGCTAATTCAGCCTGCTCCTCACGGACATGTTTTCTTGCAGTATTTATGAAGTCTAAAACTTTAACCCCGAGCTCTATCTCTGTGGCTTGTTGTTTTTGTTTGATCTCATTGGCTTTTTCAGCCCATCTTAATTCTAATTCATGAAGTTTTTCAATGTCTATAGTCTTTGGAGGTTCTGGTGTTTCAATTTCAGGCACATCATAAACCTCATCAAGGTCATCTAAAATGCTCTCATCTACCTGCATCATATCCCCTCCAATTTAGGCTCCTGAGTTTTTTCAAATGTATCAACAATATCATCACCTGAGTATAAGACAAGCTTATCTATTTTCTTATCAGGACGTGCAGCAGCATTGACCATAGTCTCAAGTAGATCTATACACTCCTCAGTATATTTGACATTGAGCTCCCCTCTCTCTGGACTATTCCATTTTTTCGCTTTAACTATCACCAGGTTTTTTTTCATTATTTTAAGGATATATTTTCTGTGCAAGTCACTCATACCGTCGTGGTACACTTTTTTTCTCCTAAATTTTAGAAAGCTAAATGTTAAAATTTTCCTTAACATAGCTGATAGCCTCTTGTTCTGTTTTGAAATAGCCATGAAAAACATTTTTTTTTGTTAAGGCACAGTACCTCTGCACTCTCCACCCTTGCTTTTTTCCATAATGTACGTATGGAGTTTTGCCTTGTCTATGTCTTTTCAAATTACGATGGTTTTCTGTCCTTGTAACCAGCCTCAGATTGCACCACCGATTATCATGCTTCAACCCATTTATATGGTCTACTTCTTTCTCGTCTGGAATATCAATCCCCATTAGTTGGAAAGCCAAGCGATGTTGTTTATACGTTACTCCATTAATATTAACCTTCTTATAGCCATAAAAGTCTGTAGACAGGCATGGTCCATTAAATTGTTTGTACATAGTTCTCTCTCTATAAATGAGACCTGTGTCAGGGTCGTATCTAAACTCACTTAAGTCTGGTTTATTCATAGCATCTCGTGGCGTAATATGTGTAGAACCGTGGATTACGCACATAATTCTCTCGCCACACTAGACACGCCCCCACCTTTATGTAGTAGACTCTCCAATCACAAGGCTTTGACACAAGGCTAGGAGGAGTGCCGTAAACAAACACAGCTTTGCCATTAACTATCTTAGGGAATATCCTGGTGGTTTTGGCATCTGCACTAAAGCCTATTACTAGACCCACCACAATCATGATAGCTTTTATCATGTCAAACTCCTCTATATTTAAAATCCTCATCATCCTCATCATAAAAGATGACAAACAATCTATTGCTTAAATTTTGCTGTTTTTTCATTTCTTCAAAGAATGCCTCGATGGTTGCTATCAGATCATCAAAGTCACCAACAAAACCAGTATCAATCTTACCATCCTGCCAGAGGTTTATAACATTGCCGTGTCCATTAATTGTAACGCTATCAAAATCAGCAAACGTTTTGTACGGGGAGTTTTTTCTATTTAGTAACAATCTTAATCTCATAAATTGACTTTCAATTCTATGCCCAATGGACCGTAATAGTCATAAATTACCCAAGAGCCTATGATAACAACCACGATGATAAGAATAGCTATCAAAAATAAAGCTATATCTAACTTATCTAATATGTCATCTGCTTTGGTGCGTTTCATAAATCCTCTGTAAGGGAGCAGCCAAAGGCTGTAGCAATCATCTTAACTGGTACGAATAGTTAGTAATGAAAAATTGACTGCTCCCTATTTTCTAAACTATTTTATCTGCAGCTTTGCCAATAGCGTCTAGTTCTGCATTTAACTTTTTAATATCCTCTACAGAGCTACCTACAGGCTGTGTCTCCTCTATTTGAGGTAGATCTATCTGATTTGCAGGCTCAGGCTTAACACCTAAATCATTTGATGCCTCATTCTCTAGCGTGTCTCTCATCTCAATAGACTTAGGTAAGAATTTATATAGCCTACGAATAACAGTTTTCTTTGCCATTTCTGCAAAATGGTTATTCCAAATATTACCACCTTTGGAAAATTTCTTTCTGTGGGCATCCATTTCGGCTCTTGTCATCCAGGCCATGACACATCCACCACCTTTAATCTGAGCCATAGCATAAACAATCTTAATGTCTTTATCTGCTCTCTCACTCTCCCAATTAGGTTTGTGATAGATATGCTGACCCTTACCGTCTGTAAAAAAATCAAACTCATCCTCAGTATAGACACAATCAGCTATGATTGAATCGACCTTACCTGAGCGCATAGCAAGGTCGATCAATCCCTGATAGCCAATCTGCATTGTTACCTCTTTCCCGTATGGGATGAGATAAGCCTGACCTAATCCGCTACCAGGTTCTAAACCTAATTGAGAGCACTGAATAACTGCACCGAGAAAAGACGTTGGATCACAGCTAGCAAGCTTGGGTGTCTTTCTCATTTCAGTGAGGCATATCCTTAGCATCCTGTTTGCATCCAAGTGTTTTGGTAATGCAAGCTTAAGCTGGTTTTTGAAGTTATCTGATTGTAGTAGGTTTTGGGTGGTTTGTATTTTATTCATTGTTTTAACATCCATGATGGTAGTTCTAAAGTTTGGGTTCCCTCAGGATACCCAGGCCAAATATTTTTCTCTTTGCAAATAGCAAAATCCTCTAAATCCATAGACATAGTGTCCATAGCAAAATTCATAAAATCATCGGTCAATTGGAAAATGGAGACAGGATAAGGAGGCTCTTTCTCTACTACTACGAATTTAAAAAATTCTATAGGCAATCCTAGAGTAAGATGCAACAAGTAACTTGTCATTGCTGCTTGTATATAGAGCCTAGAGTCAGTATTAGTCACTGCCCTCATAAATTCGTGAGCAGTACCACCACCTTTTTTGCATGATTTAATATCATATATGCGAATCTTTCCGTCTTTTATGCAGAAAGCATCTGGTTTAGCTTTTATCATTTGTTTAGTCTGAGGGTCCTCATTAAAGACAGAGAGCTCTACATGCTGGCACTCTCTCACCTCTTTTATAATTGGGTGAGTCACTATGGATACTGTCATCCTTTGCACAGCGTCTAATTGATCCTGAGTTATCCACAACCTCTCACTTCTCTGCGCTATATGGGCATCCCTCTGCTGAGCGATAGTATTGCCTCTCACGCCTTTAAATTTTGGCAGCACCCCACACTCTAAATTTAAGTTTTCAGGCCTCAGGATTGAAATGTGAAACAATGAGCCGAGTTTCATGGCATCTGTAGGTTCTTTATGTCTCAATTTGTATTGCCAATAGTGCTGTCCTGACTTAGCAAACTCATTTAATGCACTTCTTGACATGCCTGGGCAATCTGGGTGGTGGTACAATGTGTCTGGGATGTCATAGAGACCCCAATGTTTAGAATGGAGTTTAGTAATTAACTCATCGAAGTTATCAGTCTTAAAAATAGTCATAAATTTTAAACAATCATAAATTTTTAATTAATTGGTGCAGAATCTAGCCAGAGGAGTGAGAGACTCTGCACCGGAAATAATATTTTCTCCAACCTTCACACACAAATTTAGAGTTGTCCTGGTTGCATAAAACACTCAAGTTGATTGCCTAGATGATCGGTAGCAAGTCGTCTCTCACATTGATATTTGCAAGGCCACTTGCATCCCCATGTTTTGCAGGGTTTGTAGCATTTGTACCACCGTTTTTCGATTTGCACGTCTGCTTTAAACTCCCATTCGATAGCATTGTCATTAGTATTTTGGTTTTCGCTATCAACGTCGTTTGTATTATCGCTTTTCTGCTCTTGAGTCTGTGTTTGGCTCACGATAATGATTGGTGTCCCACCATCATCTTTGCCACACTCCTCACATTTTTTCTTACACTCGTCCTCATCACAATCGCTCTTTGTTGAGACGGTATTGATGATTTTAATGTCACAACCAGGAGGGCATGACTTGCAATCATCTTTGTGGCAATAGCACGAATACCCCGAATAACTGCCATTGACTGGTAATGCAGGTTCTCCCATTTTATCAGCAGGGAAATTGTAAATTGTCTCCTTTTCTTTGCCGTCTCTATCACCCATGCAACCAAAAGCCATGAGCAAAACAAGTAAACTTAAAATTTTCATAAAATCTCCAAATGCAAAAAACCCCCTGCTCGTGACTTGGTGATCAATAAGCAGAGGGTTTTTTTTTGAGCCCATGCAGAGCTAAAAATCGATATATACCAAGTCACAAATTTTTCCTAGCACTTTATTTCAGCTCATTCAAGTCTTTTTGCTCATATTCTGACCACCTGTGATATTTTCTCACGTATGACATCGGAATAGTGATATTTCTGCTGCCTTCACGGTTTTTGGCAATGATTAGTTGAGCAGGCTCTTGAAAATTTATGTGCTTTGTAGGCATCAAAGAGTCATCTTTTTTGTAATACGACGGGTCATGCAGCAGCCACACATGGTGGGCATCCTGGTAGATTGTCGAGCTCTCCCTCAATGCCTCAACGGTTGGGGCAGCCTCGGGATTCTCACGTTTTCTGAATTGTGCTAGAGAGATGATGAGTATGTCCTGCTGTTTGGCAATATTCAAAAACCCTTTCGTTATCTCAATGGTTGCCTGCCTCAAGTCTCCCCTTGTGGGCATCGCATGCATATGGTCAACCACGATAAAATCAAGGTCAAACCGTTTTTTATAAAATGCAACCAAATCCTCAAGTCTGTCAACGGTTGGACATTCTCCGCATAAAAGCAGGGTCTCTTTCATCTGTTCAATAATGGGTGGTATTGTGTGTCTGTCTTTTTCTGCTAGTCTTTTTGTGCCTCTGAGCTCATAGGAGTCAATTTCAAGTTTGTCTGACAGGTATCGATACCCGAGGTTTTTCTCTGAGCCCTCGTAGAGAAAATATATTCCACGATAGTTGTTTTTTGTGAATGATGTAGCAAGATTTAGAGCATATGCAGTTTTACCCATCGATGTATCGCCACCGATGATGAGCAATTCTTTTTTACAGAGAGGAGACACCTCTGCTGTTTTTGGGTATCGGATTGAATAGTCAATTTTGTCTTTTTGTTGAATTTCAGGGTTTTTTATCTCCACAGATATCTCCTCGGTGATTTCTTTGAACTGTGTGAGCCTTGTTTGTTTTTCAGGCCACTGCCTTTCATGTGCGTCAATCTCCTCTTTCCAGTGCTCCTCGGTGGTGTTCTCATCGAATCTCACGGCAAAATTTGCCACTCGATGATAAAACTCAAACCTCCTAGCGTTATCAAGCACCTGCTGTGCAAAAAAATCTAAATTCTCAGAATCAACAATTCTATCGGTCAGCCTAGAATAGAAAATTTCATTGATGTAAGTATCGTCTTTGAGTTTGGACACCAACCTATCGTAGTCAACTTTGCCATGAGCATTGTAGTACTCGACAATTTTGGAATATGCCTCAGAGCATTTTGCATCTTTGAAGTGACTCGGCCTCAGATGAGTAAACATCTCCGCACTAAGAGCATTCAAACTCTCTCGGTCATGGAATAGGTTGTGCAGAAATTTTCTCTCAGTTTTTGAACACTGATTTTGTAACTCGACAATGTAAGGTTGTTGCTCTACCATAGCTGTGTCCTTGTCTAGGGGATTAACACTTCGTTTGAGCTCTCAGTATTTCCCTGCTGAGAGTTTTTTTTGCCTAGCATAAATTCTGCAAGTTTAAAAAGATCTTTCGTCTCTGCTGCATTCAGTCTTTGTTGTTTTTTCTTTTCTAGCTCCTTAGAGATAATTTGGCATGCTAGTAATGTTTTCTCTAGGCCAAGAGTAGAGAGCATCATTTTGACGTTGGTGTTGCGAATCTTACCATCAATCTCTTGGCAAGTGATTTTGTCGTACTCTCTGTAGACGTTCAATTTTTCCTCTGGGGAGTAGTAGTCTAATTGGCTGGGTGGTTTTCGAGGATCATAGTAGCTACTACTTTCTTTATTCTTCTTATTACAGAACTTCTTATTACTAGTAACCTGGTTACGAACATGGGGTGTAACCTCAGGTGTAACATCCTTTTCTGTTGATGCCTGATATTCGGGCCAATTACAGACAGTTACAAGCGTGCCTTGTGTAACCTCATCCGTAACACGAGGTGTAACCTCCCGTGTAACCTGGTTACACCCTATTTTGACGGTGTGGATAAGTATCATTTTGGCCTTTTCAAACTGCCTCAATATCCTGCTTACTTGCATCTTTGACACACCAGTCCAGTCTGCAATTTCCTGTAATGTTGTGAATAATTCGCCAGGATGCAAAGGTCTGCCGATAACTAATAATGGTTTGTCTTTATCCACAGCCCAATTGGCACTGTGTAATATCCACACCCACACATGACACCTTGTCTTATTTTTTGGCCCAGCCAATAAGGGATGTGTGAGCATTTTTCTGTACGAATGTATAAACCCAGTGTACTGTCTTGACATGGTATCTCCGTTAAGATGGTTGGTCGCCAAAGGCAAAAATAGGAGGTACATCAAAAACAGACTCATCATTTTCTGGCGGGGTGAACCTCACCATTCCATGCTTATCAACCAATTCAATCTTTAGTTTTTTTCCATCCTTTTCGATGGTGATAAACCCAGCATCAATCAATTTTTTAAAGGCTCCTCTTAACGCTCCTTTGAGCATTCCTGTCTCATGACAGAGCCAAGGCATTGAGAATAAACCTGTCCTTGTTATTGGGCATACGTTGAATATTAAAATATCCCATAAGGCTCTTGGGTTGACTCCTTTTCTGCTATACAGAGGGTTTATAGACCCATCCGGCAGGTGCTTGTTAAACACACCACGACGGATAAACACAGCGTCTAAGCACATAATTACCTCACTACATTAAAGTGTTGAAAGCACACTGTATTAGTGCTATTGATTAATTGCAACACTTATCTACCGACTTAAAAGTACTGGCTGGTATCAGTGAGTCAGCCATAAGTGTTGCTTTATTATGGGATGCAATGTCATGGCTGTGGATAGGTATGGCTATGTGAGAAATTACGTTGAATGCCTAAAGCCACCACTGGTAGACATACAGGTGAAATATTCCCGAAGGTGCATATAAAGGAATGGCTTGCTTCATGCACTTCTAGGTTAGCCGCTAGTACATCCCACTTTATGCTCCCAAACTATTTTTATGTTTTTAGGCAAAAGACGGGTTTTAGAGGTAGGGAGGGAGCACCTTAAATTTATGGATATTTATGATTAGGCAGACCTCTATCGAGGCTTATAATTTCATAAAAGAAAACGGCTCACTTGGAGTTAAAAGGTGGGAGGTTTATGACGTTCTTTTCAAGCATGGTCCTCTGTCAGCAAGTGAAATTTATAATATTCTAAAAAAACAAAATGAACATAAATTTGTGTCTAAAATATCTCTACCGAATTGGAATACAAGAGCTAGGTTAACCGAGTTAAGAGAAATGGGTGTAGCTATCGAGAGAGGGATAAAGGTTTGTAGTGTCTCTGGTAGAAATGTGATTCTTTGGGATGTAACAAAAAATCTCCCAAAGAAATTAGACAAAGATAAAAGCAAAAAACCCACTAGAAAACACCTAGAAAAATGCAGAGATGCTTTAAAAAAAGTCTACATGCATAGAGATTTGCCGGAGAATATAAAAGAGTTTATCGAGAAAATGTTTATGGAGGAGTGATGAAAAATGATACTTGGAGTGGATGCCGGACTTGATGGTGCTGCAGTTTTAATAGATTCAGGTGGTGCTATAGTCGATAAGTTTATCATGCCTACTATTAAGGTTAAGACTAAGAGGATACTTGATTTGAGAGAGCTATCGAAATGGGTGTATAGTAAAGGTATGGGAGCCGATTTTAGAGAACCAGAGATTAAAATGTGCTACCTGGAATCCGTACACAGTTTGCCAGGCAACGGATCAGTGAGCTCCTTTAAATTCGGCTATGTATTCGGTGCAACAGAGATGTGCCTTGCTGCTCATTCAATCCCCTACACCCTAGTAACACCTAAAACCTGGCAGAAAAAATACCACCAAGGGATGAGCAAAGACATAGACCCCAAAAAACGCTCTATTTTAGCATTTAACCGCTTGTATCCTGGTGTAGACCTTAGAGCTAGTGATAGATGTAAGTTACCTCACAGTGGGCTAGTTGATGCTTTGTTGATTGCTGAGTATGGACGGCTACATAATTCCACCAATTGACAGACATATCCACAGTTATATCATACCCAATAGGTGGTATTGAAAATGACTTATCCAAAACGTTTTTGTTTTGACGAGATGATGGGGAAAAGAATTGAATTAACTGGCAGGGATTGCAAGTGGTATGGTGATGTGGTTGATATGTCATCCACCACGTTCAAACTCGAAAACACATCCATATCCCGAAAAGAAAAAGATATTTTCAAACCTCCCGAGGTTGTCAAATCAAAATACTGCTATGTGCATGAAGGGGCTGTTTGTTACTATAACGAGATTTGAAAAACCCAGGTAAGATACAAACTGGGTTTATTAAGGAATTATTTGCTGGGAATCAGCCAGCTATACCGAGGAAACGTGCGTATCTTTTTTTGCTGTGGTTGAATGAGCCCGCAGCTCATTTTTCTTTATAAATTGCCCTAATCTAATTGATCCTATTAACAGTAATGCCATGACTACACAAACAAGTACTGCTACATATCCCCATGTTAAAAACATCAATCCTCCTTTTTTATCTGACCGAATGGTCCAATTTCATGTCCTGATTCAAGTCTGTATTTGCATTTTAGTATTTCAAAAATAGCTGCCATTTCTTTATTTAATTGAGTGAGTTTAGATAAGAGATTCATTTTCTTAGGTAGCCTATTCTCATTTCTATATGCTTTAGAGACGGCCTCGTATTTCTTTTCTCTTAGTCTTAACTCTTTTTGTAGGTCCATTAATATGCTCCCAAATCAACAATAGCATGCTCGAAAAATGTGCCGTCAATGTCGAAATACCCATAGATAATAGACATTGATACGTCCTCAGTAGTATCCAAATCTACCTTTTCAAATACGATGAGGCCAGTAGCATCCATTACTTTAAGATGGCTCTCTGTCACCTCGAAATTAATATCAGCATAAACACCCTTATCAGGCTTAGATGACTTTAAGAACGTTATAGATAGAACATCGTTAGAAATCTCATAGATACATGCATTGCCTTGTGTGTATGCTGTTTTGCCTACAACTCTGATAGATCCGGTGCTGCATGTACCATCACTCTCAAACATCATAAAATTTCCTTCGTAGTAACTAATTTCATAATTCCAATGTCCTACTATGCTAGCCTCGGCAGACTCCTCAGTAGCGGCTCTTTTTGTTGAAACGGCATCATCAGGGTTTGGCATTTCAGCAACACCATCATCATCGCTTTGCTTGCCGCATGCGGACATAAATAAAATCATGCATCCTAATAATAAAGTTTTCATTTTTTTACTCCTCGGTTTGTCAAGTGTTTTTGAGTTATTGATAAACCACTTATCAATAACAACATCCTCTAAAGCCCCGGAGGGCTTATTTTGTAATTTCTGATAGGGCTTTTTTAAAAATGTCGGCATAGTCGGAAATTGTGGGAGATGTATCTTTAATTAAAAACCTTTCTCTCAATTCATCCAGAAATGTTTCGCAGAATTTATGTGTAGCAACATCGTTACTTTCTCCGGGAATAGCTTGCATTATGTGAATGATTAATGTTGTAAATTTTCTGTCTAATGGAAATAGTTTCATTTTGGCCTCCTCGGTTTGCCTAGCCCCCAATGGGCTCTTGATAAATATACTGCAGCATCCATGCCAAAATGTATGTGCCCAATACCACACACATTCGCAAAATGCAAAAATTAAATTTGTCTAATATTTAGACGGTTTTGTGTAATTACAGTGTGTTATATTTCACAGTTGTATAATCCTTACACACCTGTACACTATGCCTTATCGGTTGAAATCATTGAGAAATTTAGGTATAAATTACCTTGAGTTATAAGCTGTTGTTATAATTGACTAAATTAATGTGATACAATACCGTTAGAGGTATTTGTTTTTTTTAATATTTGCAGGCGAAAATATGGCCAAAACAAAGACATCCTTTAAAAAAGGGCAGTCAGGCAATCCTAAGGGGAAAAAACCAGGCACCAAAGGCCTCCCTCTTGTTATCAAAGAGGCTAGAAAAGTCTCCCAAGCAGAATTTCTCCGCACAATGTTTCATTACTGGAACCTCACAGATGAGCAAAGGAAAAAAGAGTCTCATCATGATCTATCTATGGGTCAGATCATGGTAAGAAAAATCTATGAGATGGCAGGAGAGGGTAATACAATTGCATTCAAAGAAATACTCGATAGACTATATGGACAGACAAATAAAAAGATTGAGCATACTATGCCTAAACCAGTTGTAATAGAGGACTTAGAAACAGGTAAGGCAGAGCTCCTTGCAAGTGAGATGAGGAATGCTGATTCTGATAACTAATAACAAAGACGGCAGTGTTACTTGTAAGAGGTACATGAGATATCATGGTATGGTGCATGAATGGAAATTGCATCCAGAGGGTATTAAACACCTAGAGGAGATACTAATCTCTTTTTTCTTTGATTAGGAGTGATCATGGCTGACATAGGTAATGAGATACAAAATATTCAGGACTTTGAGAGACATAAATTTTATGTAGATGCCAATGGCAAGGTGCTAGTTCAAACGACTACTGCTGCAGAGATTGCTGGGGAGAGTAATGGGGTTATTGATGATAACAATAGCACTCACACCCCAATTAATGCAGGTCTGACATTTACAGGATCAGCTACCGATATACTGGACTATAGCATCATATATGTAACAGTCTATTCAGATGTGGCAAGTGCTACAGACGGCCTTGTGATAGAGCAGGGGCATACAGAGACAGACATTGCAGGCATAGATTGGGATAGCGATGATAAGTACACGATACCTGCAGGCATAGGTAAAACATATGCAATACAGCCAGCACTGCAGTATCTTAGAGTCAGATACACAAACGGTGGTACAAACCAGACAGCTTTTCGGCTGCATGTTTTAGCCAAAAAGAAGTACTCACTTGACTCCTCACACCGTATACAAGACCCAATCGTAGACGATGATGATGCTAGGCTTGTTAAGGCTGTGGTGACAGCAAAGACTGAGGCTGGGGATTTTATAAATGCTTCAGCCACTAATGATGGCAACATAAAAATATCAAATGCCGAGAACGGTTTAGGTATAGCTAAAGGGAATGTAACAGGCACGACGTTTATTCATAAATTCGGGTCGATACCTGATATGGATGATGGAGACTCACCGGCCTCGGTATACGATGGTGCCGATGATGCACATATAGATCAGATGAGCTATGTATACTCAACAACTGCAGACATCGATAGCCTATCAAGTGACTCAGCTAGCGATACATTTGATATAGAGGTACAGGGTCTCGACACTAACTATGATGTGGTAATTCAAACAATCACCCTCACTGGACAGACTAGGGTGGCACTCACAACAAACTTAATTCGTGTCTTTAGAATGAAAAACGTTGGTACAGCAAATAACGTCGGGCATATATACTGCTATGTTAATACAGCTCTCACTACAGGTACTCCAAACGATAGCACTAAAGTAAGGGCAGTCATGCAACCAGGTAACAACCAAACCCTCATGGCTATTTACACTATCCCAAATGGCAAAACTGGCTTTGTTAGAGACTGGTATGCATCTACTTCAGGAGCAAGCAGGAATACAAACTATGTAATGGACCTATTTGCCAGGCCATTCGGGAAAGTATTCCAGTTAAAACACAGGACAGCAATTAGTGACAATGCCACGTCTTATATACAACACAAGTATGAAGAGCCCGAGGTCTTTGCAGCTAAAACAGATATAGAGATAAGAGCCTCGATAACAGACTCACCAATTACAGGTGGTAGTGTTTCAGCAGGTTTTGACATCGTATTAGTGGATGATTAAGGAGACAGAGTGTTTATCATTGCAGACGTAGGCAGCAATTACAGAAATTACCAGGATTGTGTAGAGAGCATCATCGAGGCTAAAAAATGTGGTGCAGATGCTGTCAAGTTTCAGATGTACTCACCTGATCACCTCTATGGCAATTACAAGCTTGCTCCTGCTAAAAAGGGTGGCATCACTCAGCTATGGATTAAGGACCTTGTGGAGACTTGTAGAGACTATGAGATAGAGTTTATGTGCTCTACCTTTGCTCCTGGCATGCTTAATGTCATAGATAAGTATGCAGATAGGCATAAAATCGCTAGTGCCGAGTTAAAGTATCCTGCACTGCTAGAGGAGGCTAGAGATGCTGGCAAGCCTGTGTATATATCTACAGCAGCTAGCACAGAGAGAGAGATTGAGGAGTGTTTGGACATCTTTGGTGGTGCCAGAGACTTGGTAACACTGCTCTACTGTGTTGGTGCCTATCCTGCTTTGGAGGAGTATTACGACCTTAAAAAGATAGGCTATCTAGCTAGCAAGTTTAGGGTAGCTGTGGGTTTATCAGATCATACCAAGTCAATCATTGACCCAACTGAGTATGGTGCAACGTGTTTAGAAAAGCACTTTAAGCTGAGAGACTTTGATACTCCTGATCAGGGTCATTCATTTGGTCCTGAGAATTTTAAGGCGATGGTTAAGACTATTAGATCAAACAAGTTTAAGTATGAGCCTCTACCATGTGAGAGAGATTTTGTTGAAAAGCACAATCGTAGGCTCATTGCAATCACTAATATCAGGCCTGGAGACAAATTTAGGTACAACCTTAATTATGGTGCCTTTAGGAGCTCTAGGGTTTGTAATGACTATATAAGTCCGTTTGATCAGGATAGAATAGAGGGTAAATTGTCTAAAGCTTTAGTTTTAGCTGGCAAACCGATAACTATGAGGTGTGTGTCATGAGAATATTAGTCGTATTACTGGGTCTATTTGCTTGTAGCTGCATTACATTATCTACATCGAGTGAAAAATTATCTACACACGATGCCGTAAAAACCAAGCCAGTAGGCACTTTGGAATGGAAAATGAATTGTCCTATCTACAAACCATCAAAGACTGAATGTAAATGCCAGTGTGATGTGAAATGACCGAGTATATCGAAAGACATCCCTACTGGGAGGATAAACTCCATTATCCTATGCACTATGAGTATGTGCCTAAGAATCAGATTAATGGTGCAGGTCCCAGGTGTTTTGGTTGGTGTGTGAGAGATAGGATAGGTAACATATGCATCACAGAGGCAGCAAATATCCATGATGCATATTACTATCAAGGCAAAATATCCCGTAGGTATGCAGACCAGACGTTTTTGAGAAATATGAAAGTCATCATTGACTACAAGGCAAGAGGCTATTGGCATAAGACGTATTGCAAGGCTATTGCTTATTCATATTACAAGGCTGTGAGATTGTTTGGTGGTGCTTTTTATAAGAGGAGTTAATTTAGGTTAACCATGTTCGATAAAATAGTGACCTACATTATTATACTTTGGGCAATAGTCATGCTTGCATGGGGGTTTAGACTGCTGCACAAGCATATAACTCAGAAACCCTACGATGATGGGTGTCTCTATTACCCGACACATTCGGTGTGTGATAAATGACCTTCAAACCCCATAGTCTAAAGCAAAATAAAGTGGTATTTGGAGAAAAGCCAATTACCATTGCTGCTACAGGCATACAGTGGGGTAAAACCGAGTCAGCAGTGGTGTGGCTAAGACGTATGATCACCAGGTATACTGACCCAAGGGATAACTTTCTAGTAACTGCTCCCACATATCCAATCATGGCTCAATCAACTATGCCTGCTTTCAATAACTGGTTTGAGGGATTAGGTACCCATGATAAAAAAGAGAACTGTTTTAAAATACACAATGGTGGCACTGTATGGTTTCGGACTGGCGTTCATCCTAACTCGGTGGTGGGCATCACAAGAGTACGGGCAATCGTTTGCGATGAGGCCGGATTGTATTCACTTCTGTTCTGGGAGACGATTCAAGGCCGAGCAAGCTTTTCAGAAAGCCCGATTAGAATTGTTACTAGCCCGTATTCTCTTAACTGGTTGCACAAAGACTACATACTCCCCTACAACAAAAAAGACCCCAATATCCTTGCCGAAGTAGACCTTATCCAGGCAACCTCCAAAGAAAATCCATATTTTCCCGATAGAGAGTACGAGAGAAAACGTAAGACTATGGATGCCCGTAGATTCAATATGCAATATGGTGGGCGTTTTGACCGAGCAGAGGGTTTAGTTTATAACTGCTGGGATGATGATGCCGGTATTGTGCATCCATTCGAATTACCACCGGGCACCAAGTTTGTGGCAGGGGTAGACTGGGGATATGTGCATCCATTTGCCTTAACGGTTCGGGCATATACCAAAGATGGCAGACACTATCAAGTCATGGAGTTTAAAAAAGCAGGCATGACTATCGATAGGATGGTAGACGTTGCTAAATCAGCCATGACCCAATTCCCTATACAATGTTTTTTTTGTGATCCAGCAAGGCCAGAATACATAGATACTTTTAATACTCATGGCATCACATCTATTGCTGCAGACAATGCCATTAGGACAGGGATAGATAAGCACTATGAGCTCATAAAGACAGGTAGGTATCAAATATTTCATGGGCACCATAAGCATACTGTGGATGAAATGGAGAAGTATCACTACCCTGAGTATTCCGAGTCAGGGGTTAATAAGGATGAGAAAGACCCTAATCCAGTAAAGCAGGATGATGACATCTTAGATGCAAACAGGTATGCCACCATGGGTGCATTGGCATTTGCAAATAATAAAAATTCTAGTAATAATGACCAATCAAAGAGTGAATTAGAGAAAATTAAAGAGTTAATGAGACCTAAGAATACAAATTTAGAGGTTTTCTATTGAGATACCCTTACAAGTGTCCTGGTTGTAATAAAGAGACGGACATTATAAAATCAGTTAAAGAGATTGATAACAAAGAGGCATGCTCTTACTGTGATACAATCATGACTAGGCTAGTCGTTGGTGGTGTAGGATTTACTGGAGAGAAGGTAGAGGATGCCGAGTTTAACCCAGGCCTTGGGTGTGTTACTAAAAACAAAAAACATAGAGCAGAGATAGCAAAGAGCATGGGTCTAGTAGAGGTAGGCAATGAGGACATGGGCAAAATTACCGATACTATGAATAAAGAGAGAGAGAAAAAACTGGCTAGCAGATATGACGGGCTAGAAAAATGGTGGCACAATGAGAAAAGGATTGAAATATGAGTGATATGCCTTTGGGAGAACACCAAGTACCAAATAGCAAAGCTGTTACCTCTGCAGATATACCACAAAAAGAGCAGTTACTTGTCAAACAGGTTAAAGAGCTCTTTGGTAGATTCAAAAACCACAATCAGCCATATAAAAAACGTTTTTTAGACTTTTATAAATTCTTTAGGGGTGATCAGTGGCATAAAATGCGACCTAAACACATGCACTCCGAGATAGTCAATATGGTATGGCAGGCAATACAAGCCTCATTCCCTATGCAAACGGATGTTAGACCACGTTTTGAGTTTATCCCTCAAGAGCCTGGGGATAGAGAGTTTGCAGACATCTTAGATCAGGTTGCTATCAGTGATTGGGAGAGAGAGGATTGGTTAAGAGAGCTCTCTGCAGTGATTTTGGATGGCTATATCTATGGTACTGGGTTTAGCTCCATGCATTATGACCCTGAGAAAAACTATGGTATCGGTGGTGCAGTCTATGAGAGTGAGGACCCATTCCATTGCTACCCTGATATTGATGCCCGTGACATAAATCACCCTGACTCTAAAGCATTTATCAAAGCCTATCCCTGCAATACAATGCTGTTAAAGCGAAAATATCCAGACAAAGCCAAATTTATAAAATCCGATGTTGTAGACTTTGAAAGACAAGAGAAAACAAACATAAATCAGCATTATATAAGGCCTACCAAAACAGATAGAAATATGCCTGCCGAGCAAGAGGCTGGCAAGTCTGAGGATTTGGCATCATCACAAAAATCCTTTGTTATCGAGGCATATTTAAAACCTCATGACTTAGAGGAATCTAAAGAGACAAGAGATGAGGAGGGTGGTGAGCCTAAAGAGATATATGTATTAAGAAAGAAATACCCTAACGGTAGGAAAATTGTGGTTGCTTGTGGTGTGGTGCTAGAGGATGGTCCATTGCCATATGAGGATGGTTTATTCCCGTTTTCTAAATACAACAATTACATACTGCCTAGAGAGTTTTATGGGGTCTCAGAAGTAGAGCAGTTGGAGTCTCCTCAAAGGGTATTCAACAAAATATTAAGCTTTACACTCGATATATTGACCCTCACAGGCAATCCACAATGGATAGTTTCGAAAAATGCAGGTATTGATACTGGCAATCTGACAAATAGGCCAGGTGGTATTTTAGAGCCTAATCCAGGAGCAGACGTTCGGAGGATTGACGGCTCTAATCTAAATCCTGCATTTATGCAAGTGCTAAATCAACTGCAAGGATGGTTTAATGATGTAGCAGGGCTATCAGAGGTACAGCAGGGTAATGTACCTGGTAGTGTCACTGCAGCTAGTGCCATAGAGCAATTAACCGATAACTCTAGGACTAGAATTAAGCAAAAAATGCGGAATATGGATGAATATCTGAGGGATGCTGGCAGGCAATACAGAAATAGAGTCATGCAATTCTATGCTGTGCCTAAGGTTTTTACTTACACAGGTGAGGATGGTGCCCAGCAATACTTTAAGATGTCCATAGAGCCTGTTAAAGATGATGATGGTAATGAATTTAAAAAAGCCAGAGTTTCAAGGTTCACATCGATTGGTGAGACTGCAGACCTAGACGATGATGTTAAAAACTCAAAGCCTGTTCTCCGTGAGGAGGATACTAAAGAGTATATCATCAAGGGTGATTTTGATTGTAGGGTCAATACTGGCTCTAGTCTGCCATTTACTATTGCAGACAAAGAGAGACGATCTTTAGCTTTATTTGACAGAGGTCTGATTGATGCCGAGCAGGTATTAGATGACTTGCAACACCCAAATAAAGAAAAGCTATTAGAACGAATCAAAGAGCAGCAGGCAATAGCTGCCCAACAAGAGCAACAACAAGGAGGTACTAATGCCTAATGGACAAGGTGGGCAACCATCTATAGGCGAACTGATTCAAAACGTGGGAGCAGGACTAGAGGCTGTTACTAAAGCTATCATGGGCTCTGGAGCTCCCGATGAGGTTAAGCAACAAATGCAGGCTGTCCTACAAGGATATGCAGGTATCGTTCAAACAATTTCAGGGGGTGGTGGCCAGCAAGGACAGCAGGCACCACAAGGGCAACCAGTACCACAAAATGCACCAAGAGGTGGCATGCCAGTACAGTAAAGGATTAATATCTTATGGATGAGATAACAGTTAATGAAAATCAAGTTAATGAAACGTTTGGTGAGCCAAATGCACCACAAGGTACACCTGTACCTGAGAATACGGGCACTCCTGCACCTGAGTCTACTCCTCAGCAATTTGAATACACTGCCAGAGGACAGACAATAAAAGAGGATTTAGACACAATCCTAAAGAGAGCCTCTATGGGCTATGACTATGCTCAGAACCTAGAGGGTTTTAAGAAAGAAAAGCAGCAGTGGCAGGAGACTATTCAAGAGAGAGAGGCCCGACTAGCACAATCTGAAAACCGTTGGAAACAATATGATGAGTATGCACGTACCAATCCCGATTGGGAGCAGCACGTGAGGACATCCTGGGAGCAAAGACAGCAGCTAGGTTTTGAGGCAGGGACGCAACAACAACCGAGCTCTACTGGATTGCCACCTGAGATAGCCGAGAAAATCAGCAAAATGGATTCTTTTATGGAGAATTACCAACGGGCTGAGGAGGATGCACAGTTAAACAAAGAGATTGAGGCTGTAAAATCACAATACCCCAATCTCGATTTTCACACTACTGACCCAAATACTGGCAAGTCTTTAGAGTTTAAGGTATTGGAACACGCAAAACAAAATGGCATTAGTAATTTCCGAGCGGCCTTTAGAGACTTTTACCATGATCATTTGGTTGTACAGGCAGAGGAGAGAGCAAAGGAAACTGTAGCATCAACAATACAGGCTCAGAATAAGGCTGGGTTTATCGGAGAGTCTCCGACACCACAAGCCATATATCAAAGGCCTAAGACGTTTCAGGACATGTCATGGGATGACGTGTTTTCTGAGGCAAGTAAGGAGTTAGGTAACAACTAAACACTTAAGTTTTAAACAAGGAGGTTTAAAATGGCCTTAAGTATCAATGAACTATCCAGTATCACACACAAGTGGATACAACCAAAATTGCACGATAACATTTTCGATAGCAATCCATACACTCAAAGAATGATTAGATCGTCTAGCTACCAGTCAAGAGACGGTGGTTTGACAATCGATGTACCTCTAAACTATGCAAGCGTTTCTAGCTCAGGGTGGTTTTCCGGTACAGAGACTTTGAATACTACAGACAATGAAGTTTTGACCGGTGCATCATATGACTGGAAAAACCTTTATGCAAACGTGACGATTAGTGAAGAAGAAGAACTGAAAAACTCTGGCTCGTCCGGTGTTTTGAATCTCCTCAAGTCTAAAGTCATGGTAGCTGAAAAGACTCTTAAAGATCTTTTAGGTACTGGTTTGTATTCAGACGGCACAGATGCCAAATCAATCGTAGGTTTGAGAGACATCGTTGATGTTGATCAAACAGTTGGTGGCATTAGCCAGAGTACTTACTCATGGTGGCAAGCACAGCAAGATACAACAACGACCACTCTCACAATGAGTGCTCTTAATAAGATTTACACAGATTGTACAGTAGACAATGACAGCCCAACTGTATGTCTAACAACACGTACACTGTTTAATTCTTACTACTCATTGCTCCAACCACAGCAAAGGTTCCAAAACAGTGAATCTGCTAAGGGTGGATTTAACAGTTTGCTTTTTAATGGCATCCCAGTTTTGGCAGATAGTCATTGCCCAGCAAATCACCTTTTCTTAGTGCATGAGCCATCTGCGATTCTTTGGTATCACCCAAAGAGAAATATCGTAATGGAGGATTGGATGAAACCGACCAACCAGCAAGTGAAAATTTCACGTGTGCTTTTTATGGGAGCCTTCGGTTCAACTAATAACAGACTGCACGGGTCATTCACTGGATTAACATCTTAATAGGGAGATAAAAAAATGACTAACTACGGTTCGGAACCTATTGTCTTTAGAGACGAGAGTTTTGTTACTGCTACACTAGACGGCAAGTCACCTCAACTAGGGCAGACCATGCAAAAAGGTGGTCGAGAGTATGTCTATGCATACAATGCAGGTAACAATGATGTTTCTCCAGGAATGGGGATGGTAATGACATCTGACGCTACCAACTACTCACTTTCGAGTACATCGGTAACATCTGCAGATATCTGTGTTGGTGTTGTACGTAATGCTACCCTTACAACTGGCACATATGGCTGGCTAGTAAGACGTGGTGTAACTAACATCGAAATGGGTGCAACGTCAGGTACGGTTGCTGCTCATGGTCCAGTTGAAATTGCTGCAGACGGCCTTTTTGTGCCAGTTTCAAATACAACTGGTAACTTAGTGCCAGCAGTAGGCAAAGCATTGACAGCTATTGTTTCAAGCGCATCTGGAGAGGCATACATCTCTTGTTATTAATTTTTTTTATGAGGTTTTAAATTTATGAGCAAAGTTAGGACAGCAGAAATATTACTAGAGTACTCAATGTACATTCCGGGACCTCCCATGACTCAGGATGAGATGTGGGGTAGAGCCACGGGTGCAGATGAGCCCACCATTAAAATGTGGCGGGATATTTGGTTAAGAAACATTGCTCAGAATAAAAAAGCCTATGGGTCTTTCGCTAGCAAGGGTTTAGGCAGACTATGGAATAAACACCTACATATGCCTTGTATCCTTGCCGGTGCAGGACCTAGCCTTAAGAAAAATGTACACCTCCTCAAGGACAGACCTGGGGGTATGCTCTTGATATCGTGTCTGCACAATTTCCATCTCATGGAGGATATGGATTGTGGTGTAGACTACTATGTATCATTAGATGCCGGACCGGTGACTATTGAGGAGGTAACAGAGGGATGCACCAAAGATGATTCATGGTATTGGGATAGGACTAAAGATAAAAAACTCATCTGTTACATTGGGAGTGACCCAGAGTTACTTCAAAAATGGAAAGGTGAGATTTACTTTTTTAACTCTCCCATACCAGACGAGGAAATTAGAAATAAGGTCCTCGAAATAGAAAAATTCAGCACTCATGTATCCAGTGGTGGGCATGTTTTAGGTGCTGCTTTGCATATTGCTAAGGGTCAATTAGGTTGCGGTCCAATCATATGGGTAGGAGCAGACTTTGCTTTCTCAAATGTAGAGAAAAGACGTTTTCACTCATGGGATAGCAAGTACGATAAGGATTTAGGTCAATGTGTTGTCGGTGTCGATATTTTCGGCAATAGGGCAGTGACATGGCCGTCTTATCAAAACTTTAAGATATGGACAGACTTAATTGTTACAAGGTGCCCAGGAGTCTACATAAACTCTACGGAGGGTGGTATACTGGGTGCTTATCCACAAGGCAATATACAGCATATTATTCAGCAGGATTTAGAGGATACTTTTAAGATGTTTGACAATAGTTTTCACTTAGAAGAGCAATGTAAAAATCCTGAGTCAGATCAACTAAAAATACTTTTTTAGAGGTTTAAAATGGCATATACAGTATCGATTGATAAAAGAAGTGTACATGGTGATGAGAGAGTTTTGCATCTTTCAGTCACTCCAGATGCTGCCACGGGTAATGTAAATACAGGTTTACAAAATATCTATGGTGTAGCATGGGCAGCGGCTAGTGCAGCTAGTTCCTCTCAGCATATTAGAAAAAATGTACTCACAGCAGGCACAGCAGCAGCAGGGTGGATTGGTATCTCCGGTGTAGCTAGTGGTGATGAGTATGCAATTACAGTATGGGGTAAATAATCATGACAGTAGGCACAGTAAGACATTTCTCTATGGCAATGGCTACAGGTGCTACTAAAACCTCATCATTAGATCTTGGTGGGTCCTACGGTAAGGTAATGCTAGGCATCCCTACCATGACATCGGGCACAAACATAAAAGTTTTATGTGGTGGCTCTGAAAATGGGACCTATCGAGATTTATTTTATAAGCCTGAGGGTGTTAGTGCCGTTGTAGTTGCTATGAATCTAAATAGCTCAATCACACAGTGTTTTGTACCAATTGAGTTTGGTGGTCAATTTATGAAAGTAGAATTTTCTACAAAGATGTCTGATAGCTCAATAGCTTTTGATGTTATTTGTGGAGCAAATTAATGAGGTTTTTATGCAACCAGGTATGACTAGAATTACTAATCTTAATGACTATCCCTATGAGGAAAACTTCAAAGGGAATAAAATTTATATAGCTCCTAAAGATTCTATAGAAATGGAGTCAGGAGAGGCTCTACTTTTTAAGGGCACTATGGGTACACCACCAAGGTTAAAAAATGGTGTACCGGATCCAAGGTTTTTCAAATGGCTAAAGTTTGAGAGCTCTGCAGATGTTAAAAAAGCAAATATGAATAAATTCAAATGCCAGGCCTGTGGTAAGGTTTGTAAATCCCAAAAAGGTTTAAATGAGCACTTAAAAACTCATGAGGATTTAGAAAAGGGCACCATGGCAGACGGCTCTACAGGAGATGAGGATGTCAATCAATCTTAAGGGTGAGTGGTGTATTCGGCTCTATGGAGCTCCAGGTGAGCTAAAAGAGGAGAGAAAAGGCACCAATGTCATTACAGATGTAGGCAAGTCGTTTGTAGCTGAGTTTTTGGATAGTGCTGCCACAGCAGCAGCAACATTCACGATGAGATACTGTGCGATTGGCACAGATGGTACTGCAGAAAATGCAAATAACACTGCTTTAGGTACAGAGCTAGCTAGGCAAACCGGTGTTGTAACAAATGCAGCCAATGCCATTTATCGTGTAGAGGCGACATTTGCTAGTGGTTTAGGTACCGGTGCCATAGTCGAGTATGGAGTTTTCTCTAGCTCTACTGGAGGGACACTTTTTAACAGAGACGTAGAGGCAACAATCAATAAGGGTGCCAATGATACGTTAATAGTCTCCACCGACATTACAGTAGGGTAATATGGCAGACTTTACTAAGACAATATCAGCATCCTTTAACCTCTTAGGGGGTGGTGAGCCATCTTTATGGGGTGAGATGGTCTGGGGTGTTGATGATTGGGGTGAGGGGTCGAAAACTGTAGCCCTTGATGTAAGTAAAGGAATAACGGGGTCAGTCACTTTAGCTGATTCTTTGAATTTTTTCTTTATAATTGGCATTACAAACTCAGTCAATCTGAGCTCAGATGCTACTGTGCTACAATTAAAAAGTGGGGACTATAACTATGTATTCCCCGGTGGTGGTACAGATGCAAACAATGCCATAGACACCGAATTTTCGACCCCCACCCTTAGCGATGCAAGTTTTACTGCAGCAAGTTTTGCTACAACTACTTGGAGTTAGACGATGACACCAACTGAAATAGAAACACATGCAAGGCAATTATATAATGCTGTGGGAGATGACTTTTTTCCTCAGGCTATGATTTTCAATCTCATCTATCAGGCTCAATTAGAGCTAGGTGTTGAGGTAGATTTAATTGAGGAGACTTTCACTACCGATAGTGTGGCAGATCAACGTGAGTATACTTACCCAGACAATACAATCTCAATTAAAAGAATAGAATATGATGGTGATCCTCTTGTTAAGGTGGAGCTCAGAAATGACCCTAAAACATCTACCACAGAGACCACGGGTACTCCTGATAGCTATGCTATTTGGAATGATGTAGTGATTTTATTCCCTACTCCAGACACAGCCAGTAAAACGATTAAGATGTTTACTCATCAAAGAGCCTCTAAGGTAACAGCTACCTCAGTATTAAATGTACCTGAGCAATATCATCTAGCTATTGTTGATTTTATCCTGGCAGCATTTTTTGCCAAAGATAAGGATAGGCAAATGAGCACTTTTCACCTTAATCGGTGGGCTCTCACTGTAGAGAAAGCTTTAAAAGAGACTGCTCATAGAAAACGAACCGATAGGCAGGCTCATGTCAGAGAATATGATGCTGACTATCCACCTGCTGTGGGGTGCTATGTATGACAAGCGTTTTCAATGTAGTTTATCCACAATCAGGCAGGATAGGCTTTGATGGTGGGCTAAATAATAAATTCGATAGAGCTCTACTATTAGAAAATGAGTCTCCTGATTGTCAGAATGTTATTTTTGGCAATGGTAGTGTAGAGACCCGTGGCGGTACTGATATTCTAAACACTGCTACAATAGGCTCATTTGCATTTGATGGCTTTTATATAAGACACACATCCGATGGTGCCGAGTCTATGACAGCCTGGGCAGACGGTACAATGCATGTACTCTCAGGCACATCATTGCTATCTATTCCCTCTGCAGTATCGGTCTATACAGCAGGATTAAGGGTGGCCTCTGCTGAATATGAGGACTATCGATTTTACTGCAATGGAGACGGCACCCCATATAAATACAATTCTCATTTTACTAGGCATGGTATCCCAGCACCTACTACTACAATGACAGCAGGTACAGCACCCAGCGGTAACAATCTCACCGGTGTTTATTCTTATAAAGTTACCTACGTCAATTCAAACCTAGTAGAGGGTGATGTCAATCCTGTAAGTAATACATTTACAGCAGCCACAGAGGATATAAGGGTAACATCCATTCCAATAGCTCCTATTTCATTTGGTGTTAATTCTAGGAGACTCTATAGGACAGAAAACAGTGGTACTGTTTATAAACTAGTGACCACAATAGAGGACAACACCACTACTACCTATGATGATGCTATTGCAGATGCCTCATTAGGTGCTGCAGCTCCCACAGATCAGGGTGAGCCACCAAATTATTCAGCAATCGTGTTTCATCAATCGAGGCTCTTTGTCATAGACCCAGCTACCAATTTTGTTAAATATTCCGAAATTGGCAATCCATACGTTTTTAAATCCACAAGCTTTAGGCGCATTGGGGATAAAACTGGGGATATTCCAGTAGGGCTAGAGATATTCGATAACTCCATAGTTGTAGGCTGCAGAAAATCCATTTGGATCATTTACATGCCATCTACAGATGCATCTACATGGCAGGATATAAGAGTAAAGACATCTCTGGGCACAAGGTCTCCATTTGGGATGTTTAGATACCAAAATAGGGTGATGTTTCCAGCCACAAGCGATGAGAATTTTGTGGGATTTGCAGCTATAGCAGGGCAAACCACAGAGGCTACAGCAACACTTTTAACCATCCAGGCAGCAGGTAGTGAGTTTAAGAGTGATAAGATAGAGCCTGACATGTTTAAAGTGCAGGAGGCTTATGTAGGTAATATCTCATCTTTGGTATTTAAGAGAAAAGCATATATCACTCTGACATACGACACAGGCAATACCATAAACAATAGAATTTATTTATTTGACTTTTCTATTGAAAACATTGCCAAAGCCCAAAAATTCACATGGGTGCCTTGGACTGGGTTAAATGCAGCCCAACTGCAAATATACGATGATAAGGTCTACTATGCCTCTAGCAATGATGATGGTTATATATTCGAGGCAAACACAGATACATACAATGATAACGGGGCAGCTATAGACTCCTATTACTGGACTAAAGAATTTTCAGGTAATAAAGGCCATGAGATCATCACCAAAGATTGGAGATTTGCCAATATTCTCTATGAGCAACCTGCAGCATACTACATGGATATGAATCTAAGATTAGACTCAGATAGTGGTGAGGGTAATGTTAGGCAGATTGATTTAAACCCAGGCGGTTCTCTATGGGGTACCATGATGTGGGGTAGAGATGTGTGGGGTGGTGGTGCCGATGAGATTGATACCAAAGTATTTCTAGGTCAATTAACAGGCAAGCGTTTGCAATTCAGGTTCGGCAATCAAAATAAAGTAGATCAAAAATTCAAAATATTGGCTCTTAACTTAACTTATAATTTGAAAGGGCAGAGATAATGGGTTTAAGAATATCGGGAGCAACTGCAGATAAATTCAATATCCTGCAAAGGAGAGCCGAGCAACAAGCAAAGGCTCAGACTCAAGAGCAAAAAGATGCTTTAAAAAGACGTTTTGCTGCACTAGGAGCACAAGCCTCAGGTGAGGCTATTAAAGCAGAGCAGCAAGCAGGTGAGGCAGGAGCTAGGAGATTGCAGACAGCCCGTGAGGGTATTGAGTTTGCTAAATTAGGTGAGCAGGAGAGACTTGATGCTGAGAGTAGGGCTAGAGAGTTTGCTACCAGTGAGAGACTTGGCTCTCAAGAGTTTGGTGCAGGCCAGAGTGCTCTAGCTAGAAAATTTGCTGAAACACAGGCAGGTTTAGGTAGAGAGTTTCAAAGAGGAGAGAGATTAGGAGCTCAGGAGTTTGGTGCAGGGCAAGCAGAACTGCAAAGAGGCTTTTTAACTGGTGAGAGATTAGGTGCCGAAGAGTTTCAAGCAGGCCAATCAGCAGCAGCATTAAAACAACAAAGAGTTTTAGCAGCAGCAGCGGCTAGAGATGCCGGTAATTTACAACAAAAACAGCTAGACTTTGCTGCTAAGGAATCAGGTCTGCAAAGGTCTTTCGAGCAGGCAATGTTTGATCAAGAGTTTGCCGAGCAAGTAAGAGTAACAGACCACAATATAAGAATGGGCATACAAGCAGCAGGACAAGGGTCACCTGGTTTATTTGATCAGTTGGGTTTTGGTAATATAGGCCTTAGCACTGACTTTAGTACCGGTGAGGGGATGATGACAGCTCTTAACCCACTAGCCGGGATGACAACTATTACTCCAATCAGAAAAACATTTGGGATATAGGGGACTAAAATGGCAGTAGAGGTACAGCAACCACAAAGACAGCAAAAAGACCCTCTAGGCACATTATTAGGTGTAGCTCAGGTAGCAGGTCCGATTGTTTCATTGGTGCCCGGTGGCCAGGTGATAGGTCCTGCTATGACTGCAGGCTCTACAGCATTACAAGCGATAAGACAGCCTCAGGAGCAACCTATGGAGCAACCTACCTCTGGGCAAGGTTCTATTAGTAGACGGCTAGAGGCATCTCCTAGTAGGCAGCAATCTTTGATGGCATTAAGAGAGGCTCAAGAGGCTGTTAATCAACTGCCAGAGGAGCAAAGAGCTATGTTTCAAAGGCCAATCGGTTTAGCATTACAGCAAGTTTAGGAGAAAAATATGCCTAGTCCAGTATCGGTTGTAACACCACAAAGGCGACGTGAGAAAGATCCTTTGATGACAATAGCCAAAGGGTTAAGTATAGCCCAGAGTGTATTTGGTATTAAGTCTGCTATGGAGCAGGCAGATCTAAAAAAGCTACAAGCAGAGCAATTGCAATCCCAACAAGAGCAATTGGCCAGAGTTAAAAAAGGCGATGTATTTCAATCAGAAATACAAGATAAGTTTGTAGACATAGGCCAATCAGATACTCTAGGAGCATTTAAAATAAAGTCTCCTAGAAAATTTAAGGTAACAGATGAGAGGACTGGAGAGGTTAGAGAGAGCCAGTTTATCACTAAAAAAGAGGCAGATAAGTTTGATGAGAGGCAAGCAAAACTTGTTGGTGAGATTGAGAAAATAAAAACTACTGGACCTATAGCAAAGACTGTAGATGCTTTGAGTGGTGCCAATCAGTTAGAGATACTCTTAAACTTAAAAACTCCAAAGGCAGATGAGATTGCCAAACGGTTTATTCTTAGGCTTGCAGGTGATGCAAGGCCTTCGGATAGGGATATACTAGCGTTTGGCTCTGACCCTGCAATACTAGAGCAGGCAAGGGCATTTGCTGGACAAAAATTAGAGAATAAGGTTTTCACTCCTGGGGTTAGGGCAGCATTATTAGAGGCTACCAATGTTATAAAGGGAGCTAGAGAATTAGAACTAACAGCCAAACAAAAAAGTGCTGTTAAGAGTTTAAGCAACCTTTTTAGAAATATTGACCCTGAGTTTGTAGAGGATAAACTGAATGTTGTAGATTTAATACCTAGCAGACAAGAGGTATTTGAAAGAGCTAAACAAGCTATGCAGCAACCTACAATATCAGGCATAGGATTGCCAGGAGAGGGTACAGCAAAGGCAGATATAACAGACGCAGATGCTGTAGATATTCTTTTAAGAGAGACACAAAAACCTAGAGGCAACATATTACCGCAAGGGCAAGGCACAGTATTACTACCTGGGAGATAAATAATGCCATCTATCGAAGTAGACAAAAAAGCGCTTAATTATGCTGCTGACAATATAGATAGCCCAGACCAGGCAAAGAGACAAAAAGCCGGTGCTGCTTTACAGGTTTTAGGCCTAACAGATGTACATGCAAAGGCATGGCGTGAGGCTAAAAAGATAAAAGCCCAAAATCCAGACGATCCAAGGGCATCTAAAGTAAGGAATGTTATTTTTGGTGCTATGGCAAAGGCCAGGCCATCTGAGGACCCAGGCTTTTTTGGTGGCGTTAGTATTCCGAGGCTTGTAGCCAAAAACTTATTAGATCAAAACCCACAAGTCCAAGAGGCATATTTCAAACGTCTAGGCAATGAGACTAGGTTTGTAAATGGCAACCTTGAAATAAGAAAACCAGACAGCACTCAATTCGAGCCTGTAGACCCAGAGGGTATAGATGCATTTGATGCATTTGATATTGTCGGGGATGTCTTAGAGGGTGCAGCAGCAGGTGTTGGTGGTTTAGTCGGTGCTACAGTAGGAGCTCCTTTAGGTGTAGCAGCAGGTACAGCAGGCGGTCCTGCAGGTATGGTAATAGGTGGTGGTGCTGGTTTATTAACAGGTGGTTTATTAGGAGCAGGTGCAACCACAGCCTTATTTGAAAAGGGTAGGCAAAGGGTATCTCAGGCAGTAGGGGCTAGAGAGGAGTTAGATCCAAGTGCAATAGCACAAGCAGGATTGTTAGGTGCAGGTGGTGAGCTTTTAGGGGGTGGTGCAGGTGTATTACTTAGGGGATTAGGCAAAGGAGTAGGGAAAATAGTTTCTAAATTCTCTGCAGGTCTAAAAAAATCAGCTCCTGAAATTGAGGCAGCAGCTAAAGAATTGGGTGCTACAGCCACACCGGGTCAATTGTCTGAGTCTAGGATATTGCAGGAGTTAGAGTCTGCACAAGCCCAGTCAGGTGGTATGATAGGCGGTATTGGTGTTAGAAAACAGGTAGAGAAAAATAGGCAAGCTGTCCAGGATGTAGCAGATGGTATCGTATCTGAGGCATCTGAAAGATCATCATTCGAAGTAGGTGATCAGGCAGGCAAGCAAATATCTGAGTCTTTAGCCAGTAAATTAGAGCCTGCAGAGGCACTATATACAAAGTATGAAACACTATTTAGGCGTAAAGCATACAAACCAAATATTGACCCAATCAAAAACAAAATTGATGAGATAAAAAATCAATTGAAATTTGATAAGGCTGGCCTTGCAAAACTCAATACATTTGAGGAGCAATTAGATGGTATTGCAAACCTTGATGACTTGAAAAAATTCAGGACAGCTATAGGCAATGAGCTAGCTAGAGACCCACTAAATAAAACTAACAGGCAGATACTAGGTCAGCTTTACGAACCAATCACTAAAGCTAGAAGTGAGACTTTGATAGAATTAGCTAGAAGGTCTACAGAGGCTAGAGAGCTAGCTAAAAAAGCAGCTAAACAGCCTGCGTTTTCAAAACAAACAACTACAGATGAGGGTTTTCCAAGGTTTTTGTTTCATCAAACCACAAAGGATATTGGAAAAAAGATAAAGACAGAGGGTGTATCTCCTGAGTCTGTTACTGGTTTTAGTAAGTTTTCAGATGAAGGTTATTCACCTAAAGCTTTTTTCTCAGATGAGCCTAACGATGTCGGCGGCTTCACAATAATGGCAGTGGCAAATAAACTTGGCAAAGCCACTGATGAGGTAACAGAGGCAGACATTAAAAAACATGGTTTTCTATCTGTTACAGATGTTGAGGATGATACGTTCAGCCAATTTTATAAAAAAGTGGATGAGGATACATTTCTTACTCATGAGGGCTATGAAATTAGTTTTCAAGAGTTAGCAGATGAGCTAGATGCAACAATACCAGAATTAGCAAATATCGAGCCAGGAGACGTAGTAGGCTCTTTAGGTGCTAGCGGTAAACATTTTTTAGAAGGCCAGAAACTAGTCGATTATATAAAAGCAAACTCTGATAATGCCCTTGTTGAAGATATTTTTGGACCTCTCTCAAAAAGAAAACCAAAAGTCCCAAGGGCTCCTAGAGGATCGGGTCCGGGGTTTTTCAAAAAAGCAAAAAAAGAAATAGAACTAGCCGACAAAATTTACAAAGAGTCTATTGATGAGGTAGCCACAATATTAAAGAGGCCAGGGCAAAAAACAGCTATTAAAGGAGCTCCTAAAACAGCATTAAAAGACTTTTTAGAAAAAACTCCAGAGATAGCTAGAATAAACAAAGTCTTAAATACAAATGACCCAAGGAAAATAGCTGCTGTTAAAAAAGCATTCCCTGAGGCATTTGAAACATTAAGGCAAGGCAAAATAGCAGAGCTAGCAAAGGGAGCTACAATCGGAGCAAACGTCAATCCATTAAAGCTAGCTAAAAAGATTGAGGCTATGCCTAGAGAATCAGCAAACCTTATATTTGGACCTAATGCAGTTAAAAAGGCTGCAGCATTAAAGTTATTCTTACAAGAGATACCAAAACCAGTAGGACCATCAGGCACTCCCAGAGGTATGGAGGTTTTTAGGTTAAGGTATATCATAGACAATCTTAACTCTCTTAGGAGGGATTTTAGCCTTAATATAAGGGCTAAAGCAGCAAGGGGTGATAACATACTCACAAAACTAGGCACATGGTTTAAAGAGTCAGCAACACCCACAGCAGCAACGGTAATAACAGGCACGCAAACATTATTCGATAGGCCTGTAGATCAATCACCAAATAGTGGTTTAGTCCCACGTGTACAACCACAAACACCAATTTTAGGGAGATAAGAAATGGCAGGTCCCTCAGTTACCTATACATTTACTAATTCAACTACTGCAGATGCCGGAGAAATTAATACTAATTTTTCCGATTTACTAAATGCAATGTCAGACGGCACAGTAGACTTGTCTATTAGTGCTTTGACTTGTGCAGGTACAGTCTCCTTAAATGGGGATATTAACCTTGGTAATGGCTCTACAGATGACTTAACTATTAATGCATCTTTAGCCAGTTCTATTCTTATTAAGACCACAGAGTCTTACGACATAGGCTCAGCTACATTAGGTTTAGCAGGCATCTATTTAGGTGGTAATAGTGAGACTGTTAGACTCATTGCTAGTGCGTCTGCTACAGCAACCTATACTATTACTTTGCCTGTGGATGCAGGAGTTAAAGGCCAGGTAGCACAAAATTCTGGTAGTGGTGCTTTAATTTGGGTCCCAGGTCAGACAGATATAAAGGCCACTGGTGATGCTGCATATACAATACTAGATAATGATGGCTATAGGACTATTGTCACTGATACAACTATGACCGCAGCCAGGACAGTGACCCTCCCTACTGCAGCCGACAACACCGATAGAATTATAACTATTAAAAAGACTGATAGTGGTGCCTTTACTCTTACTGTGGATGGTGAGGGAGCTGAGACTATTGATGGTGCTGCAACAATGTTGCTCTCATCTCAATATGACTCTATTACCGTTCAATCTAATGGTACTAATTGGCATATGATTGATAATTCAATAAAAAATAGATGGCAAACAATTAGCGGCAACTCTGACGAGGATGTGTCAGGCTACGATGATGTTGCTGTTTTCACGGGCTTAATATCGGGTCAAAGATATAAATACACTGGTACAATTGTAGTCCAGGCACAAACAGGCTCAGATTGGTCAGCAACAGTGACAATTTATAATGGGTCAACGGCAAAAACAGGTAATGTTAGAACGGGAGGAGGTAGCACTGGTAAGGACCCAGTGACTCTATCAGTGATATTTGATGCTGATGATGCTACTACCAATATCTTTTTGAGAGTAACTGAGACTTTGAATATCCACACATTTGAATTTGAGGGATTATTAGAGGAGCTCCACAATTATGCTCCCGAGTCTACTGTATTCTAATATAGAATTTATGATTGAAAGAGTTTATGATGATCGAAATTTATGCATTAATTATTTTATTTATGATGAGTATGTTTATGAATGTTTTATTATTTCTCCTTTACAGAAAAGCCTCATCCAAGGGCAAACCAGAAAACACAATAGAGTTACAAGACTTTATATCCGACCTCCTCAATAGAGGGGGCGGTGTTTTGCATGTAACACGTATGGATCCAGAGAATATTTTCTACCACAATATCAAGGGACGTTAAAATGGATGTATTAATGATTGGTGGTACTGGCACTTTAGGCCATGCCGTTGCTCCTCTATTGTCTCATTGCAATGTAACAGTATTGTCAAGGGATGAGTTTAAGCAAAAAAAGATGATGCAGGAGTATCCTCAATTTGGCTATGTGATTGGAGATGTGAGGGATGTTAGTACATTCCCTGCTAAAAAGTTTCACATAGTATTTCACTTTGCTGCCTTAAAGCACATTGATGTCTGTGAGGACAATGTAACTGAGTGCATTAAGACTAATGTTTTAGGCACTGAGAATGTAAGAAACTTCTGTCATACGATGGGAGTTAAGTATGCAGTTTTATCGTCTACCGATAAGGCAGTATTGCCTATCAACACCTATGGCTTTTCAAAGGCTTTGGCTGAGAAGGTTTTCTTTGAGGCAAATACTGGAGAGACACCAACAAGGTTTTCTGTGTTTCGGTGGGGTAATGTGATTGGATCACGAGGCTCTGTGGTGCCTATATTTAAAGAGTCACTTCTTAAAGATAAACTAGTTAAAATCACACACCCAGCAATGACTAGATTTTGGATAACATCAAATGATGCGGCTAAATACATAGTCCATAATTACAAACAGGCAAGTAAGGTAGACGCTATGATACCAAATATGAAAGCCTCACTTGTCTCAGATGTAGCTTTAACAATAGCTGACATATTAGGTATTGAGGACTATGAGACAGACACTATAGGCATTAGACCAGGTGAGAAAATACATGAGTGTCTTAGATCTACTCATAATTTCTGTCTTAGGAGTGACAACTGTCCAATTTATTCTATTAAAGAACTAACTGAGCTGGTGAGGCCATACATATGAAAAAAGTATTAGTTGTTGGATATAAAGGGAATATGGGTAGCAGGTATACTGCTATTTTAGATTTTTTGGGTATTGAATGGTCTGGGTTAGAGCCTTTTGAGAGAAAAGGCAATGAGCAGGACATAGAGGGTATTATATTAGCCACACCAACTATTACCCATCCAGATATTTTGCGGTCGTTTGAAAATGATTATGATTTGCCAATCCTTTGTGAAAAACCTATTAGCCGATGCGGCATTTTTGGAAAACCTTCAACACTTGGTTTAGCTGATTTTCTTTCTAAGACTAATTTGAATATACGCATGGTCAACCAATATAAGTATATGCCAAGAGCCGATGAGGCAGGTGCTGAGGGTAAGACTTATTATAATTATTTTAAAACGGGACGTGATGGTTTAGCATGGGATTGTATCAATATCATAGGCATGGCTAAAGGTGATGTAGAACTAAAAAACGATAGTCCTATCTGGGATTGTTGGATTAACGGAAAGTCTCTTAACATCCGTGGTATGGACCATGCCTATATTGATATGATTGATGACTGGGTTAAAAACCCAACTAATAATCATGACTATATTTTAGAGTCACATGAAAAGGTGATCAAATGGATTCAACAATACAAGTAGTAATAGCCATACAAGCAAGGTTAAATAACAGCAGATTGCCTGGAAAAATATTAGAGTACATTGGTACCAAAAGAATGTTAGACCATGTTATAGACGCATGTAAATCATCCAGGATACACATTAATAAACAGACTTGGAGGCACTCTATTAATGTAGATATGTGTCTTTTAGCTCCAGAGAGTGAGTGTAAAGAGTTTTCAGGCATGACTAGTGTGCCTACTTTTTATGGTCCAGAGAATGATGTTTTAACCAGGTATGACAGAGCATTGGAGTTAATGCCAAAGTATATAGTTAGAGTTACCTCAGACTGTCCATTATTACCAAGTGAATTAATCACAAAGCATATCATGCTTGCCGTTAAGCATAGATTAGACTACGTGTCAAATGTAGATCCGCGTTTTAGAACTAGTCCAGACGGATATGATGTAGAGGTCATGTCTAAAGACTTATTTGACTACGTATTGCAAAACGCAATCACTCCAGATGATAGGGAGCACGTCACTAGTTTTATCAGGCACTCGGCACCTAGTTGGGCAAGGATAGCTCACGTTATGCACAACGTAGATGAGAGCGGATTAAAATATAGTGTTGACACGGCGGAGGATTTAGAGTTTGTACGCAAAATTCATGAGGAAAAGCAGAAAAAACTAGCGCTATTAAAACGTACAAAGGACGGTATTTATAAATATTAATGAGGAAATTTATGACAGTTTTTAATCGTAGTGAAAACGCAATTGCTCAGGGAGCACTCACCAATTCAAAAAATCCACACAGTCATGTTTTCGGAGTATACCCTACCCATATAAAGGGAGGGCAAGGATGTCATTTATGGGATATGAATGACACCAAGTTTGTAGACTATATTTGCGGATTAGGTACAAACTTATTAGGGTATGGAAATCTCCATATTACTCAAGAGATTTTAAAGCATGTCTATAGCGGTTTTTCACATTCTTTGCCTACTTACCATGAGGTAGATACTGCAGAAATCATTAAAGAGTTTTTCCCTTTTATAGAGAGAATCAAATTTCTTAAAACCTCCTCAGAGGCTTGCACTGCAGCTATTACTATTGCTCGGGCTTTTACTGGTAGGAAATATATTTTATCGGATGGGTATCATGGTTGGCATCCTGAGTTTACAAGTCTCACACCACCGGCCAAAGGGTGTATGCCACATTCCTACATTGAGAAAACAGATGCTATATGTAGCAACACTGCAGCAGTCATAATTGAGCCAGTGATTGTGGATAACTCCAGGGATAGAATTGAATACCTCAAGGAATTAAGAAAAAAATGCGACGATACAGGCACTCTCCTCATATTCGATGAGACGATAACAGGGATGAGATATAGAAAATGGTGTGTAGCAAATGATATCAATGTCTATCCCGATCTAATCATCCTTGGTAAAGCTTTAGCAAATGGGCTCCCTTTAGCTCTGGTTGCCGGCAAAAAGGAAATCATGGACTCTGAGTACTTTGTTAGTTCAACGTACGCAGGGGAGATTTTAAGCCTCTCAGGATGCAAAGCCATGTTTAGGACTATGCATAAAAAACTTGACTATGATATGGGTGAGCTATGGAAAAATGGCCAGGAGTTTATCGATAGGTTTAATGCTTTATATCCAGAGAAAATAAGAATTGACGGCTACCCAACAAGGGGTGTTTTTACTGGTGAGCCTGAGACTTTAGCCAAATTTTTTCAAGAGGCCTGCAGTGCTCATATTCTGTTTTGCAAGTCATGGTTTTATAACTTTGATCTAGTTCAATATAACGATGAGACAATTTTAATTTGCAAAGAAATATTAAAAAACATGAAAAAAGGAAAAGTTAAGTTAATAGGAGATATGCCTAAATCACCTTTTAGTTTAAAATCAAGGGGGCTTTGAAGCATGTAGCCCATGGAAAGGAATGAGTTAACCATAGCCTTCTGTGAGAATGTCATGCAATCAAGGACTCCCTGGCATGTGAGCCTAAGGGATAAGGGTGTACTGTAGTCACATTAAAAGCAGTAGTAGTGTTGGCAAACTACCAAAGCCTCAAAATAAGGAGACATTAAAATGAGTGAGAGTAAAGCTAAAGAAATGCGATCAGAGGAGTTGAGCTTACCAAAGTATTTAGAGGAGCTAGATAAAATCCAGAAAAATACTATTGAGGGATTTAACATCTATCATACAAATGTTAAGAGTTTGGTTGATCAATTAATACAAACAATAGAAAACAAGAGCAGGATAATAAAGCCATGATAGACTATGGTCATAAAGTAAAACTGGATAGAATTAGAAAAAATGACTTGCCGGTTCTAAGGCAAGCAAGGAATGATAGTAGAATTAGAGACTGGTGTAGGCAGCATGATTTAATCTCTGACTTAGATCAGGATGCATGGTATGAGAAACAAAACTCAGATCCTACTATTAGTATGTATAGCGTTAGTAATTTGGATAGCTCTCTTTTGGGTGTCTGTGGGCTCACCTCTATAGATCATATTATTCGCAGAGCAGAATTTTCTCTTTATATATTTCCACAACATCATAAAAAAGGCCTTGGTGAAAAGGTATTAAAGACTCTATTCACTCATGGTTTTAATGAGTTAAATTTAAAACAAATTTATGGAGAGACATTCGTTGGCAATCCTGCACTTGGTTTATTCGAGAAATTAGGAATGAAAATAGATGGTATAAGGCGTGATTTTTATTATAAAGACGGCAAATATTTAGACTGCACTTTAATCAGTATTATGAGATCAGAATGGAATATGTAATTTTGACCATTGAAATACTTCAAATGTTAGGCATTGCCTTGCTGTGCTATTCTTTTAATAAGCTTTTCTTGTCAGATCGCAGTAAGGCCACGGAGGGTACTAAAATGGGTAAGCCTAAAGGCACAATCTTTAGCACTCCCCGTGGTGATTACATTGTTGAGGATAAAAGAAAGCCTATTTACCAGGATGAGGAAAAACTTTGGAGGATGGAAAATGAGTCAGGAGAAAATCCTAATTGAACTAGCGCAGCCAGTGGCCTTAAGTTTCTTAACAATAGCTGTGGGTATAGTTGGCTTTTATTTGAAAAGAATTGTCCACCAAATAGATCAAAACTCCAGACAAATCATCCAGGTACAAACGAGAACTGAATCAATATTCAGAGAGATGAGAGACAACGTCAAAGACTTGAGGGAGAGCCTTAACACGCTATGGAGTACATTAATTAAGAATTGACACCTGCCTGTAATTTATACATCATAAAGTCATGTTAACATTTATTTATGTACAGGAGTCATATTATGGCAGAAAAGATTGAGCCCGCTATCATTGATAGTTTAGCTCTTGAAAACGTGAAAAACATCGGTGGCGCTACAGCTTTTGCTATGGCACAGATTGCTCAAAACAACATGACCCATTTAAAATCAATGGATCATCTCCGTGAAGGTTTTTTGAGTACTGCTCTTGAGAGATTCTCAACGACAGACCCTAAAGAGGCTGCTGGTATTTCAGGCCTTATTAAGCAACAAGGTGATAGTGGTATTGCTAGTTTGCTTGCACAGCTTGCCGCAGGACAGATTGGTGCAAAGACAGCACAATCAACACCAGGAGACCCTGCTGTAGAGATAGCTAAACTTGGTGGTGTATTAACAGGTATGCAGCAAAGCCAGAATGCTATGCTTAATGCTCTTAATGCTCTTACCCAGTCCTTGAATGGAGCTAAGTAAGGATAAGGGGGTTT